AGCAAAAAAGATGAAGCCAGAGCTAAATGTTGACGATGAAGAAGCATTAGATAAAGCGTTTAAGTTTCAAGGTCAAGACAATTTGTATAGTTTCTTATCAGAAAATCCTGCATTGGTCGAGTTCCTTGAATCCTCAATAAAAGAAATGCTTTCTAACGGCTAGAGAGGATCTTAAATAAATTATTAAGGAGTCTGTATTTTGATAATAAACGGCCTTGACGGAAGAGAATATAGCTGGAACCCGTCTGCCAGCGAAGCAAAATCTTCCCAAAGATCTTCTTTGCATATAAAAGCAAAAGATTTACTTGACAATCTATTTCCATATGATAGAATACTAGAAGAAGTATCCCTACCCGGAAGTAAAACGGAGAGACGACGAAGTACGTTAAGAGCAGACCTCTTTATACCAAATAGAAATTTAATCATAGAAGTGCATGGTGAACAGCACTACAAATTCAATAAGTTTTTTTACAAAGACAAGCTATCGTTTTACAGAGCCAAAGCTAGAGATTCCGAAAAGAAGGAATGGTGCCAGCTCAACGACATCACATTAGTAGAGTTCAATTATAACGAGGACTTAGATGAGTGGCGAAGAAAAATTAAATGAGTTTACAAAGGCGATAGATGAGTGGATCTCCTGCAAAAACATTATAAGCCCAGAAGGACCAAAGAAAAATCTTGAGGGAGAATACAAAGGAAACATAAGCAGAATACTAAACTTTACCTCAGAAACTCTTGAAACACTAACCGCTGAACAATGCCTAAGCTATGCTTACGAGCTTCACAACTACGGAGAATATTTAGAGTCTGTCAAGGTAAAAGAAAATGCAATTTTAGAATGGGCAGATTCTAGCATTTGGTATATAATATCTACAGTGATGCAGAACTATGGATCACAATACACTAAATGGCAAGAGAAATATTATTCTGCTATAAGAGAAAATCCACTAGCGTCGGATATATTGAAAGTTAAGAATCATGCAGAAGCTAGAGTCAAGATACTAAATGGTAAAGCTGACAGAATACAAAGTATGGCAAACATACTAACAAATTTATCTAGAAGGAGGTAAGCGTGGACAAACTTGAAGAAGCCAAGAAACTACTGAAAAACGCAATAGCGACAAATGATGCAGAGTTAATATCTCTAGCAAACAATTTACTGGAACAGCAAACTAAACCACCAAAAACAGAAAGGGTTTCTCCAGCAAAACCTCGAACTAATGAATCAGAGTTTCTTTCGCCCATCGTGCCCAACGATGCTGTTGAAACCAGAAAAGGTGGAGTTCCTGTGAATGAGATTACAGATAGAGTTAATTCGTTTGTTGATGATGGAAAAGATGCTAAAGACATCACAACTCCAGACTTTACGCCCACACAGCGTCGAAGACCCGAGGTGAAATTTGTCGTTCAGCACTGCGCAAGATGCAATAAAGATTTTTCCGTACATCCAACACATGCAAGAGAATTTTATACGTGTGACAAATGTCTAGCAAAATAACAACAAAAAAACTTGAAGACATGGCCGCTGAAAGAGCTGTGATTGCAGCACTTTGTCAATACGGTCTCGACGCCTACCTAGAAATAGACTTTATACAAGCTGATCATTTTACAAATGAAATGAACCAGCTTATCTTTAGTTGTGTTCAAAAGTCTATATTTGACTCTTCAAAGGTAGAACTGTCTTCAATACTTTCTATTGCGAACGATCTTGGTATTTATGATCAAATCAACACTAAAGACGAAATAGGATTTATTAGATCGCTATTTAACTTTCCAATATTGAAAGACAATATAGCGGTTCATGCGTCAAAACTGGCAAAGCTCAAATTGGCAAGAGATCTAAAGAAGACACTCAAAGCGTGTGAAAAACATCTAGATTCAGTCACTGGCGATGAAGACATCATGGACGTAATATCTAAGGTTGAAGAGCCAATCTTGGACGCTACGGGGGATATCTATAAAGGATCTAGTAAGCAGACAGAGCTGATTGGCGAAGATCTAGACGACTACGTTCAATACCTTATAGACAACCCTTCTGATTTTGCTGGTATCCCAAGCGGCTTCGATAGATTTGACGTAGCTATTGGAGGTGGATTGAGAAGAAAGTGCGTTGATCTAGTCGCCGCTCGACCAAAGGTTGGTAAGTCTATGTTTGGAGACGCTGTTGCTATGCATGTCAGCAGCGAATTAAACATACCAGTGTTAGTTCTTGATACCGAGATGTCCAAGAAAGACCACCACAATCGTATGCTCGCGTGTTTGTCTGGTGTAGAAATTAACAATATAACGACCGGAAGATTTGCCGAAAGTGAAATTGAAAAAGAAAAAGTATTAGCCGCCAGAGACAAACTAAAAGAAATACCGTACCATTACATTAGTATTGCCGGAGAGTCTTTTGAGAATATATTAAGTCAAATGCGAAAGTGGATATATCAGCACGTTGGCTTTGACGATAACGGACAGACAAAGGATTGTCTAATTGTATATGATTATCTTAAACTCATGGGATCTGAAGGCATCAGCTCTTCAATGCAAGAATATCAAGTGCTGGGCTTTCAAATAACCAAGCTGCATAATTTCATGGTAAAATACGATGCTCCATGCTTGGCGTTTGTGCAACTAAACAGGGACGGTATAACCAAAGAGTCCACTGACGTGGTTTCTGGATCAGACAGACTTATATGGCTCTGCACGAGTTTTTCTATCTTCAAGCTCAAGTCCGATGAAGAAATTGCCGACGATGGAGTGGATCATGGAAATAGAAAGCTTGTCCCGGTTGTTGCTAGGCACGGAGAGGGTCTAGACGACGGCGACTATATCAGTATGAAGATGTTTGGTAAGTACGGAAAAATTGACGAAGGCATGACCAGAAATGAGATACATGTTGAAAACAGATCTAGAAATGAAGGTTTTGAGATAGATGAAGACGTTAACGAAGAATCAGATATCTCAGATATGTGAAAATCTGTTTGAGAGATTGCCAGAAATGCTTAGGGCGCTTGATATAGATTATGTTGAGCATCCTAATAGATATGCTTTCGCATGTCCTGTACACGGTGGAGACAATCCAGAAGCCTGCTGTATCTTTACAGACGGATTAACATCCAAGGGGAACTGGTCTTGCTGGACTCAGCACTGCGAAGAAGATTTCACAAGCAGTCTTTTGGGGTTTGTTCGCGGCACTCTTTCTCATCAAAGAAGTCGCAAGGTTTCATTGAATGAAGCTGCCGCATGGTGTGCGAATCTTTTTAATATGAGCATTGAAGATTTGGATAACATAGAAGAGCAAAAGCAAAGAAGGCTCAATGTGCTTGATATTTTTAATAAAAAGATAGAGAGAGCTACGCCTAGTATATCCAGAGAAGAAATAAGGTCTAAAATAAATATACCTTCAAATTATTATATTGGTCGTGGATTTACCAGAGAAACATTAGATATATTTGATATTGGAGAATGTTCTGCAAAAAAACAGCCAATGTCAGGAAGAGTTGTGGTTCCAGTGTATGATGAGCACTATAACTATGTAGGATGTGTCGGCAGATCTACGAATGAATCATTACAACCAAAATGGCTGCATAGCAAGGGATTTAAGAAATCAGTTCTATATGGTTTGAACATAGCTTCAGAACATATCAGGAAAAGCAAATCTGTAATTTTAGTCGAAGGACAGGGAGATGTTTGGAAGATGCATCAGGCCGGTCTTAAAAACTGCGTTGGTATTTTTGGATCAAGTATCAACGATGACCAACTCCTGCTGTTAGAACAAAGTGGAGCACTCAATCTTGTTATACTTACAGACTCAGACGACGCCGGAGAAAAGGCGTGCCAACAAATAGTTAAAAAGTGTGGAAGAAGATTTAACTACCATCGGCCAGAAATTTCAACTAAAGATGTTGGCGACATGAGCATAGAACAAATTAAACAAGAACTTTATCCTCAATTGAAAGGTTTATTTAATGAAGAGTAGAATACTTGCATTTGCAGGAAGCAAGCAAGCGGGAAAAAGTACCTGTAGTAACTTCCTGCATGGATATCAAATGCGGTCCCACAACGTCGTAAGCGACTTCGGAATTACCGAAAACGGTGAGCTTGCCGTTACTACTAATATAGCAGGAATAGATGGAAAAGTCGAGCGAGGAAACGCGATTCTAGATACCACTAGAACAGATGTTGAATTTGCAGATTGGGCTGCTTTTAATATGTGGCCGTATGTAAAGAGCTATTCATTTGCTGCACCACTTAAGCAGATCGCTGTGGAATTATTCCAAATGGGACTAGACCAAGTGTATGGAAGTGATGCTGACAAAAATACCGCATCTATTTTCAGGTGGGAAGAAATGCCGGGAGTTATAACAGATGAAAATCTCGTTAAACAAAAAGAGATTAAAAAGCTTATAGATTGTGGAACTTTAAAATATCACAAGCGTGGCAGAATGAGCGCTCGTGAATTCCTGCAATTTTTAGGAACAGATGTTTGTAGATTTATATACGAAGACATCTGGCAATCGAGACTTGTAAAGGATATATCTATTGAACAACCCCTTTTGGCTATTGTAGATGACTGTAGATTTCCAAACGAGGCGGATGCAATACTTAATGCCGGTGGTAAGGTTGTCAAGCTAACTAGAAGTCCCTACAAAGATAAACATTCTAGCGAGTGCGCATTATCTTCATACGATAAGTTTGATGCCGTTATAGATAACGCGAACCTGTCTATACATGATACAAATATTCAAATAATCAACCTCTTGAATGAGTGGGGCTGGTTGGGCGCTGAGATTGCTCCGGCTCCTGAACCAGAAGAAAAACCTCCAGAGCCACAGTTGGTTGGTGGTATTCATAAATTTAAAGAGGACAACTAATGATAGTTACATATGTTCGCAGTTCATCGTATAATAATTACGATTATTGCCAGATGCAGTACTTTATAACGTATGCTCTGGGTCATCAATCAACATCCGGCAAAAAAGCACAACTGGGAACAATAGTGCATAAGGTCATGGAGTGCCTTGGCTCCTGCAAGAAAAAACTACAGGAAGGACAAAAGACTGGGATATCTGTCACCGATGATGGAATAGGTGTTATTGAATTTTCCGAGAGAAAACTGTATACAAAAAAGTTCGTTAAAGATCTCCTCGACAGAAGCTACGAATACTATACAAAAGACTGTGTTCACAACTACACCGGAGCTGATATGAAGTTCTGTAAAAAACTAGTTGATGACGCCTTGGAATACAATGATGGTCAATTTGATCCGCGAAACAGAAATGTTGTCGCTTCAGAGCCTCAGTTTGACATTCCAATCGAAGAAGAATGGGCTAAGTATAAATATAAAATGCCCAACGGTGAAGTCGTCGAGGGACAACTTGCAATTAAGGGAACTATTGATTTAGTGACTCAGGTTGACGATGGCGTTATAGAAGTCGTGGACTGGAAAACGGGAAGAAGGCTAAACTGGGCAACCGGAGAAGAAAAAACTTACGAAAAACTACTTGACGATCCGCAACTCCTACTGTATAATTATGCTGTATCAAAACTTTTTCCTGAATACAAACAGGCAATCATGACGATATACTTCATCAGAGACGGAGGACCATTTAGTATGTGCTTCGACAAATCTGATCAAGATAAATTTTTGGGCATGTTAGAAAAGAGATTCAAGCAGATCAAACACAATGAGTTTCCAAAACCTATATCACAAAAAAGGTCACATTTTAAATGTACAAAGCTGTGCCACTTTTACAAAAATAACTGGCCGGGAACAAACATTTCAATGTGTGAACATGTCGAGGAACACTTGAAGGCTTTTGGCCATGACGATACGGTAAAAAGATGCACAAGAGACGGATTTGAAATAGGATATTACGAGGCGCCGGGATGATCGAACAGAATAAAAAAAATTGCGGACTGCGAAAGGGTCGTCTTTCATTAGAAGAGAGGCGACATATAGCAGAGCAGTACGACAGGAAAACACCAATTGAAATAGCTAGAGAGCTTAACAGAACCGTTGAGCCGATATTTACATATCTGGATAAAAACATACCGGATTGGAGAAGTTCGTCGCCGTATTTTAGTTGGTCTGACAAGGCGACAACAGAAAAAACAAGCGATCAAACAAAAGACTTTCATAAGAAAATTTTAGAGCTAAGTAAAACGGCAAACATCTCGTATGTAGAAGCAAAGAGATCTTTAAGAAAGGACGAGAATAGTGGTGCTAAAACTATAGAAGATTTAGACAAGCTTGTTGATTCATTGAAGGCCCAAAGAAGTTATGTCAATAGTGTCACAGAAGAGATATCCAACAATATTGATTATTGGAAAAAAGCGGCTATAGACTGGGCATCTGCGGAACTATCCGACAAACGAAGAGACATAGAAATACAAAGGGCTAGACTACAATCAGATATAGTTACAAAGATGAACATGCCGTCTCCACCGGCACCCACCATGACCGCAGAGGGTTTTTTAAAAACCGATAAAGAGTTTTCCGGTATTTACTTTGCATGGAGTGAGGGTAAGGTGGTATATGTAGGGAAATCTAATAACATCCTTAAGAGAATTAAAAAACACAAAAGCTCTGGAAAGGTGAGGTCTGAAATGCCTTTATCTTGGCTTGAGTTTCCCATGCACCAGCTTTACACAACAGAATGTTTTTATATATGGTTGCTGTGTCCAGAACTTAACGGAGAAGCCATCTTGGACTCGCACTACATACAAGACGAACACGAATCGTTTACAGAGGAAATACATAGGAAGCTAGACAAATGATTGAAATACAAATAACTGAAGACATGAAAAAACGAGCTTGGAGAAAGGCTCGTGAAATGGGTGAAATCAATAACTCGATTACAAAAGGCGACGGAAACATTGCCGGATTTTTAGGTGAAGAGGTAGCTAATCATATAATTAAAGGTGACATAAATAACACGTATGATTATGATATAATAAAAGACGATGTTACATATGATGTCAAAACAAAAAGATGCACTAGCGAACCAAAACCTTATTACGAATGTTCCGTTGCCGCCTTTAACACTAAACAGAAGTGCGACTATTATGTTTTTGTTCGGATAGAAAATATAAACCGTAGATGGACAAGAGCTTGGGTTCTTGGAGCGATGTCTAAAGACAATTATTTTTCCGATTCGAGATTTTTGAAAAAGGGACAAAAGGATGGTAGCAATGGGTTTTATGTAAAGGCGGATTGCTATAATATGGAAATTAAGAAACTTCAATCATTGGAAGAACTATGCCCGCAGAAGTAGTAGACCTAAACAAAGAATTTCATCTAGGCAATGGGTTCACATTAGAAACAGCGAAAAGACTAGCGTTTCTACTTAGCGATCAGTACAGAATTATATTGAAATATGATCTAGGCGGTGATATGCCGTCATACCATGATGACAAGTTGAATATTGTATTTTCTACCTCAAGAGAAACCCACGATACGCCAAACGAGTTTTTTAGAAACGATGTATTCTTAATATTTCAACACTACTTTATGCTTGATGAATGGGGATACCCCATGCCTAATCCCTTGGTGTATCCATTACCGCTTGGAACCTTTAGGGATGTCAATCATAATATTATAAAGCCGCTTTGTGAAAGGAAGTATGATTTTTCTTTTGTTGGACAAATCCCCCACACCGGAACAAGAGACTGTTTTAAAAGACATCTGGATGCAATAGTAGAAAAGTCTGAAGGAAAGTTTAAATTTTTCGTTAAATACACAGATGGTTTTTCACAAGGTCTTCCCGCTGAAGAATACATTGAAATACTTTCTGAGTCAAGGGTTTCTCTGTGCCCACAAGGTGCTCACAGCGATGAAACATTTAGATTCTTTGAGTCGATATTAATGGGTGCCGTACCTTTGATTGAGAGCCTTCCTCGACTTTGGTATTATGAATCGGCACCACACTTTAAAACTAAATGGAGAGACTTAGATAGAACGCTGTCACAAGTATTAAACTTTTTACAAACACCAAAATGTCGTAACTTCCTTTATCAAATTGCCGACTATTGTAATAACGTATTGACACCACAAAATCTTGCAGAACATTTGATGTCAAAAGTTGAAGTGGCAAAAGCAAAAGCAGAACCTAATAAAAAACATCTTGAAAAAATTAGAAAGAAGTTGAATGAACTGGATACCATTTAATTGCAAGACTCACTTTAGCCTATTAAAAGCGTTTTCAAAATGCGACAAGCTCGCCAAAAAGTGTAAGGAATATGGCTATACCTCCTGCGTTATTGCAGATCTTGAGTGTTTGTCTGGAGCCGTAAGTTTCCACGAGGCGTGCAGAAAACATGATGTAAAACCAATCTTGGGGTGTGATTTTGGATCATATCTTCTTATTGCCAAAAACAAAGACGGATGGTTTGATTTAATCAAAACAGTATCCCACGACGGTCTTGAAGTGCTTCAAGATATTGCCAAGAACGGCAATCTCATTTGCATCACCAACCAATTCCAAAAGGGATATCAAAAGCTTTTTGGTAAAAACTATTTCTCTTATGGCTATGAAGATCGTGGAGTTTACTATGTCACAAAAGACGAAGCAGAGGCGCACAGGGTTCTTTTGTGTTCTGGGATGAAGGCAACACTACCTAAAGTACAGAGTTTAATAAAGTCTGGTGAAAAGGTAGACAATCAACAGTTTTTTGAAAGTGATGATTTTTATCTACCAAGTCCAGAGGAAGTTAAAGATTCTGAAGAAGATATTAGGCTGATAAATAAAATTTGCGATATGTGCGAAGATTATGAGATTGCATCTAAGCCAATGCTTCCAGAATTTGAATGCCCGGACGGAATGGATGAAGATGAATATCTGACAGATCTTTGTAGAGAAGGTTGGAAAAACAAGCTTATACCACAGGGTAAAGTTGTCGATCCGTCTATGAAGCAAGAGTATCTTGAAAGAATTAAAAAAGAACTTGACGTTATATTCAAAGCAGATCTTTCTGGTTACTTTCTCATCGTTCAAGATATCATAAACTTTGTAAAACAAAAGGGATGGCTTGCTGGTCCCGGAAGAGGATCTGCCGCTGGATGCTTGGTCTCGTATCTTATCGGAGTTACCGAGGTTGATCCTATAGAATACGACTTAATCTTTGAAAGATTCTATAATGAAGGAAGAAATACAGAAGAATATATATCACTGCCAGATATTGACATGGACGTTCCAGCCGAATATAGAGATGAAGTAATTGACTATATTAGAGAAAAATATGGGCAAGATAAGGTTGGACAGATGATAACATTTGGTAGACTACAAGGTAGAGCCGCACTAAAAGAAGTTCTTAGAATCAACGATGCAGTTTCATTCATGGAGATGAACAGAATAACAGAGGGGATTCCTGACGAAGCAACGATTTCGGACCAACTTGAACTCATGGAAGACAGGTCAATTATTAAGTGGACTCTTGAAAATGAACCAGATGAACTTAAGAACTGGTGCTCTATGGACGAAAAGGGTAACCTTAGCGGCTCTTTAGCCCATCTATTTGAACAAGCAATAAAGATAGAAGGCACAAACAAATCACAAGGCAAACATCCCGCTGGAGTAATTATCTCCAAACATACGCTGGCGGATGCGTGCCCAATGACATTAGACAAAACAGGAGATCCTGTGGTGGCTTTTGAAATGACGGCACTTGAAACTCAAGGGCATGTGAAGTTTGATGTTCTTGGCATCGACTTACTTAGCAAGATAATGGATATAGCAAATGAATAACAAAATATCATCACCAAAAGAAGACTACAAGTCTGTAATTTTTTCTGGCTGCTCGATAGAATCCAACGGCGTTTCTATATGCAATCTAGCAGACTTTCTTAAAGGTCTTGTTAGCAACGCCAGATATCAAGTTTGGTCTGACAAGCACAGAACCTACGAGATATATTATAACATAGACGAAGCAGTGGACAAATTTTTGCAACTTAAAAATAAAGGTTATTAGAATGGCGAATTTTAGAGATATTATCGTATTTGACTTTGAAACAGGTGGGGCTGATCCGTACACATGTCAGCCAACACAAATCGCAGCAGTGGCCATTCACGCAAGAAAACTTGAACTTCAGCCCGGAGGTGAGTTTAATAGTGAGATGAGACCTATTATTGATGACGAAAAAGCTATTGAGGCTGGTGTTGCCCCTCTAGAAGACAAGGCTCTGGAAATCACAAGGAAGACCAGAAAAGAACTAGCCAAAGCCCCACTCCCCAAGACCGTCTGGAAAAAGTTTTCTAAGTTTTGCGATCAGTACAACTGGAAAAAGACATCCTACTATGCACCAATTGCTGCTGGCTACAATATCAATGGATACGACATGCCTATTGTTGAACGAATGTGTCAGCAGTACGGCCCGATTGACGAAAAGAAGGGTCGTCAAAAAATCTTTAACCCAATCTTCACCATTGATGTCATGCAACATATTTATTGTTGGTTTGAAAACAATCAGGATGTTAAAGGCTACAGCATGGATTACATGCGAGATTATTTTGGAATGAGTCAAGAGAGCAAGGATAATGCTCACGACGCACTGCAAGACGTTAAGGATACCGCAAATTTGATGATTAAGTTTATGAAGTTACAAAGAAGCTTATTGAAAAAAGTAAAATTTGAAAAGGCGTTTGCAAATGGAAACTTGTACGTATAGATATTCTAAGACTTGTATAAAATGTAAAAAAGTTTATCCCATAGATCATTTTGAGAAAAAGAAAAACGAAAAGAACTTCAGGAATGTTTGTATAACTTGTAGAAAGAATGACACAAAAGTTGCACAAAGACTGAAAAAAGAATGGCTAAAAAATCATGATATGCCAAAATTAGGAGAACCCTGTGAATGCTGCGGAGATTCTACTAAAAAACTAGTTTTTGATCACTGTCACAAAAAAGAAGAATTCAGAGGTTGGTTATGCGGGAGGTGTAACAGAGCTATAGGGATGATGGGAGATAATATTGAGGGTTTACAAAGAGCAATTGATTATTTGTTGAGGAAAGACGATGTTTAATATTAATAATTTTGAAGACGAAGCGGTTTGGGATTTAATCTGCGATGGGCAGACCAAGGGCGTTTTTCAGCTAGAGTCAAGTCTGGGAAAACACTGGGCCAAGCAGGTTAGACCTAGAAACATTAAAGAGCTTGCGGCTTTGATTAGCTTGATTCGTCCGGGATGTCTCAAGGCTAAAGACACAAATGGTAAGAGCATGACACAGGTTTACGTAGACAGAAAGTCTAACAAGGAGCCCGTTACTTATCCCGATGAAGCCCTTAAAGAATCCCTTTCTGAAACCTATGGCGTTCTTGTTTATCAAGAGCAGTCTATGAAGATAGCTCAGAAGCTAGCTGGTTTCGATCTTAAGGAGGCTGACGCTTTACGTAAGGCGATTGGTAAAAAGAAGGCCGATCTTATGGAGAAGGTTAAGAAGAGCTTTCTAGAAGGTTCTGAAAAACAGGGGATTGTAACCGCAGAAGTGGCTGAAGAAATTTTTTCTTGGATTGAAAAGTCTCACGCCGTATCATACGCAATTAATGCTTACTGGAGCGCCTACTGCAAACTGTATAGACCAGTTTCTTTCTATGTGTCGTATTTAAATCATTCGGACAGGAAGCCTGACTCCCAGAAAGAACTAAAGGAGCTAATCGTAGACGCTAAGTTTTCAGATATCGAAGTATATCCACCTAGACTTGGAAATCTTCACACCAACTTTTTCCCAACGGATAAGTGTATCTATTTTGGATTGAGGCACATTAAGCATGTAGGCAAAAATGAATGCAAGAAGATAGAGGACATATGCGCAGAAAATGACATCTCTGAATATTCTTGGATGGACGTTTTAACGAAAGTTATACATGGGGGCAGACTAAACAAAAGGTCTGTAGTGGCCCTGATATCTGTCGGTGCGTTCAATGGACAAAATAATAAAAAAGATAGACAGCAAATGCTTTATGAGTATGATAGCTGGAGAGACTTAACCTCTAGAGAACAGCAGGCGATAGCTGATCTTTCAAACAGCTTTGATAAAAATAAATCTCTTTCTGACTGCATATCTGAGATGATGAATGTCACCAAAATAAACAGCAGGAGAATAACAACAGTACTAGATATCAAGAACATGTTAGACAATCCTCCGTATGATCTTAAAGACAATATACCATTTTTAGCACAGAGTGAAACAGAATATCTTAGTTACTCACTTAGCTGTAGCAAGACCGACGCTTTTGATATAAATTTTTCAAGTTCTTTGTGTCGAGATATAGCTAAAGGTGCTATAACAGGTAAGACAAGACTTGCCGCGCAAATAAGTACGATTAGGCTGTACAAAACTAAAAATGGAAAGAATCCGGGACAACTTATGGCGTTTGTCACTGCCGAAGATAGTAGTGGCGAGCTAGATTCTATAACAGTTTTTCCAGAATCTTATGACAAACACAAGGATATACTTGTTGAAGGAAATACCGTCTTGATGACTGGAGAAATATCTAAAAGAGAAAACACATCCCTGATTGTGGACAAGGTTTCTCAACTTTGAAAGGCTCAATATGAACGGATGTCACTTTCTCGGAAAGCTAACCGGCGATCCAGTACTTAAGAAATACTACAATAGTTTTTTTGTAAACTTCACATTAGAAGTAGAAGAATACAGAAGAGATAAAGATGGTGTAAAAAAAAGAAGAATAGATCTTTTGAATTTTGAAGCTTGGGACAGTGCCGCAAAAACCATACAACAACGGGCTAAAAAAGATGACATTATGGTGATTGAGGCGATAGCTAGGAATGAGTCGATTAAAGACCCAGATACTGTAGTATTTAGGATTACAAACTTTAAAATTATTTCTAAAACAAGGTCTTAAATAAAATATGAATAGAAAGAAAAGGATTCTTTTTTGCTCAGAGGCTTCTTGGTTTTCTACTGGTTATTCGGTATATACTAAAGAGATTCTCACTAGACTAAGCCAGATAGACAATCTAGAGATTGCAGAACTAGCGTGTTACGCAGATCCTAACAATCCAATGATAAACTCTGTTCCTTGGAAAGTATACCCTAATAAGCCATTGCCCAGCGATCCGATGTTTGCATCTTACAATGGCAACGTTAGTGCTCAGTTTGGAGATCACTCATTTAATAATGTACTATTAGACTTTCAGCCAGACATCGTAATGGACATACGAGACTGGTGGATGATTGAGTTTGAACAGAGGTCTCCTTTTCGAGACTTCTTTCACTGGGCAATTATGCCCACTGTAGATGCGGCACCTCAAGACGTTCAATGGATAAATACATACGCTTCAGCCGATGCTGTTTTTGCATATTCTGAGTTTGGCAAAAAAACCCTACTAGAACAGTGCGACGATATCAAGTTTATCGACATAGCTTCGCCAGCGGCAAGCAATTTCTTTTCGCCTGTGCAGGATAAACGACAACACAAAAGCGATATGGGTATTTCTCCTGACACGTTTATTGTTGGGACTGTCATGAGAAATCAAAAAAGAAAGTTATATCCTGATTTATTTAAATCATTCAGGGACTTTTTAGACACGACTCAAGACGATAATTGTTTTCTTTACTGCCACACATACTACCCTGATGTTGGTTGGGATATTCCTAGACTATTAGATCAATATGGTTTGTCTAGCAGGGTTTTGTTTACATACAAGTGTAAAAGTTGTGGACACATATCGGTAAATTTCTTTCAAGACACTATACAGTCATGCCCGAAATGCGGAAAGTTTTCAAACGTGCTTGTTGGATTAAGCAACAGCATCAACGAACAAGAGCTTTCTAATATTTACAATCTGTTTGATGTGTACGTGCAGTACGCAAACAGTGAGGGTTTTGGAATGCCTCAGCTAGAAGCGGCTTACTGTGGTGTTCCTGTTATGTCTACTTACTATTCTGCAATGGAGTCGGTTATCGACAATATCGGAGGAGTTCCAATAGAGCCTCTTTCATATTATCTAGAGTGTGAAACCGGTTGCAAAAGAGCTGTCCCAGATAACAAAAAATTTGTATCTAAACTTATAGAGCTTCATTCGCAGAAAGACAGCCTACCAGAACTGGGCAACGCTGTACGTAATAACGCTTTAAGGAACTACAGTTGGGACAAAGCCGCAGACGCTTGGGCTAAACACATAGCTACGGTAGAAATAAGAGATCCTCGTGAAACATGGCTCTCTCCACCAAAGATACTAGAGCCCGCCAGAAGCATACCTTCAAATCTACAGTCAAACGTAGAAAAGGTTAACTTTATATTTAATCATGTGCTACACAAACCAGAGTGGATTGGTAGCTATCTATGGAAGAAGGTTTTAAAAGACTGCACATTTGGATACAGATGTGAGAATGTAAACAAAGACTTTTATTTTAACGAGTCGCACAAACAATCATTACAATCAAATAGACCTTTTACTTTTGAAGAGGCGGTGGGAGAAATGGCTTCCTTTAGAGAGCAAATAAACAATTGGGAAAAGGCAAGACTTAACATTAGGCCAAGAGGTTAATACACAATGAAGATACTCTATATAGGAAACTATAGAGATGGAACGGGATGGGCTAACGCTTGCATCAACAATATTCTGGCATTAGATTCTGTCGGCGTAGATATTGTGCCTAGAGCTATCACATTTGAAAATCAACAACAGGATTATCCCAACAGGATAAAAGAACTTGAGTCAGCATCGGCTCAGGGTTGCAATGTATGTATACAGCACACGCTTCCACATCTATACTCCTACGATTCAAGATATAAAAATATAGGATTTTTGGCTGTCGAAAGTAGCAACTTCAAGGATACTGGGTGGCAACACAATATTAACTTAATGGATGAACTTTGGGTTCCAAGCCATGCAGCTAAAATATCCTGCGAAAATAGTGGAGTAAAGATTCCAGTTAAAGTTGCGCCACACTCGCTAGATATGTCAGAATATAAGAGCAGTACCGCAGGCAACAAGGTACAGGAAATGCTTTCAACATTTAACTTCGCCTTCATTGGAGAATTTATAGAAAGAAAAAATCTACAGGCACTGATAAAAGCGTTTCACATGGAGTTTCAATTTCAAGAGCCTGTTAATTTATTTATAAAAACATCAAAGGTAGAATTACCCCAGATGCAAGAGTTTGTCAAACACATAAAGTCTGGTTTAAAAATACGAAATAGATATAGAGAAGAGATTATAATAACCGGCAGATTAGAAAAAGAAGACTATATATCTGTATTGTCACAGTGTCACTCTTTTGTCATGCCGAGTAGAGGTGAAGCGTTTTGTATACCAGCCTTAGAAGCTATGGCTTTAGGAATTCCAGTCATTTACACACAAGAAACTGGCATGGATGACTTTTGCGTAGGTAGTGCCGTACCATCAAAAGCAACGCCCTGCTTCGGGGCCGTTACAACGCTACCAAATCTTGACACAGCAAATAGCGATTGGCGTGAGATTGATATAACAGCATTGCGCGCAGCCATGAGACAGGCATACCAAACATGGAATTCTGACGAGGAAAAAATAAACAGAGAAAAAGTTATGGACGTAGCCAAAACTTACGATCACAAACCGATTGGCTATAAGATGAAGGAGTTACTAAATGACAGCTAGAGCAACACCAGAAGCTGTAAGATCTATCATGAGAAGACCCCACGTATTGAAAGACCTTGAGTACGGGCGTGAAAAGCTTAACATACTAACATTCTGCACTCATGAAAGATACGAACAGCAACTATGTAAAACAGGACATAATTTCTATGCAATAAATCATGGGAAAAGATGGGATACCGACTATGGACAGATTCCAGACAACTACTGTGAGATGGACGGCGTTCCTCGTGGCTATGTTGATATAGACTTGATATTGTGTCACACGCCTTGTGAAAGATTAGCCATTTCTCAAAAAATAAAGCATGACCTAAATATTCCTGTGATACTACATACTCACACACTACCTGACATAAGGGTAGACGTGTCTGATCAAGTGCAAAGATTTCAAGAAGCCTCGTCTTGGGTTGATAAAAGGTGTTTCATATCCGACTTCAATAGAAGTGCTTGGGGTTGCAATAAAACAAATGCTGAGTATATAGAACATGGCATTGATTGTGATTTTTGGATGGACTTTGAAGAAACGCAAAGAGAAAATGTTTGCTTGTCTGTGGTTAATGACTGGCCAAACAGAGACTGGTGCTGTGGTTGGGAACTGTGGAAACAAACGTCTCAAAACCTACCACTTCGAGTTTTTGGGAAAAGTCCCGGATTTTCACAACCGGCAAATTCCATAGAGCACTTAAGAGAAATTTACCATAAGTCTAGCATATTTTATAACACTTCTTTACATTCTCCTGTACCTACAGTGCTGATGGAGGCTATGGCTTGTGGATGTGCAGTTGTTTCTACTTCAACATGCATGATCCCGGATATTATCGAGAATGGTAAAAACGGTTTGATCTCCAACGATCCCGCCGAACTGAGATCGATGCTAGAGAGACTGCTAGAGAATCCTGAAATGGCTCGCGAGCTAGGCAAGAAGGCACAAAAAACCATACTTGAAAAATACAATAAAGAACAATTTTTGACCAACTGGAATAATTTATTTTATTCAACCATCAGAGACTATAAGGAATAATAATGAGAATATACCTTTCTTCATCAGAACCAGCGGATAAGTCATATAAATGGGCTTCTAATATCGTAGCGTTTAATGACATGGTTCAGACGAGCGAAGCTACCTCTGTCGTGTGCGATCAGTTTCTTTCTTCATTTTCGTATAGCGAGATTCCAGAGGTTTTAAAAATTATCGCGTCCAAAATGAGACTTCAGTCGCAGATTACAATAGTTCATCCCGATATTGTCGTGTTGTCACAACGCATGTCTAGAGAAGAAGTCAACGAGCAGAATTTCAACGATATACTTTTTAGAAACGAAGCAATCAGAAGCGTATGCTCTACTGAGACAATACAGTCATTAATTCCAGACAACCTTGAAATTACACAGGGAGTCTTTGATGTGACTACATCCAACATGGTCATAAAAGCTAGGAGGGTGAGGTGAGTGTAAATAGTGGTTGTAAAGGTTGTGTTTTTGTCGAATCAAATGCAACAGAACAGTTGTCTTGCAAGCTAGGCAGAGCTTCAAAGCTAGGAATTTCAGAAAAAGATGACGATAATTTTTTTATATTGTCTAGATTTTGTACAACATATAGACCGAAAGAGTGGCTAAACGACCTTTCTTTGGCTGAGTCGAAAGACACCAAGAAGGCTGTGCTGCAAGAGGTTTCTCCGCGCGTGGGCTTTTTTATACTGCTAGATACCGGTCAAAAAAATGCGATAGATCAACTTAAAAAAACGCTAGAAGATATTGACAATCAAGAGTCGTTTGAACCGAGGTATGTTGTAGTAATTAACGACAAGGTTGAATACAATGAAGAAATTTTTGAGATTCTTCAACCAATGTTTGATTTTGAAAAGACTGAATATCACATACTTCAATTAGAGGTGAAGATAGAAGATCCAGTAAATACTATAGATGAGGCTTTCAAACACGCTAAAAATGGATATGTTTATGTAACATCTTCCGGAGAGAATGTGCCAAGAGATCTTATCTGCAAAATACACAAACGTATAAATCTAGATATGAAAAAGCTTGTGGTGATAAAGCCTTATGCTGGAATAAATGGATTACTATTTCAATCTGCCCTATTCAAATTTGTTAATGGAAACAAGCCAAAGCTTTATCAAGATGAAACTATAGATAATAGACCTTTCTTGGAAAAAGTTAAAGAGGCGGCAAAAGAAAGTGAAGACCAAACGTTTATTGACTGGAGCGAATTTAATGAATCCTAAAGTAGCGATAATTATAGCAAATTACAACTATGGAGACTATGTTGTCAACGCTGTAAAAAGCATAGAAAACCAAACCTATGACGGTCCAATTAAAATCTTCTTGGTTGACGATGGATCTTCAGACGACTCTTGGGACAAGCTTTCTGAATACAGAAACTCAAAAGAAGATAAGGATAAGTATAACTTTATAAGAATAGAAAACTCTGGAGCAAGTGTCGCGAGGAATGTAGCAATTCAAGCGGCTTGGGACTGGGCTGATGTTTTTGGTGTGCTTGATTCTGATGATGAGTACTATCCAGAAAAAGTCGAAAAGCTTGTCGCCAAACTTGTTGAGCATCCAGAGGTTGGGGTTGCCTATGCTGACTATGACATACAGACCCCCGTATATTCAAAACAAGAGTTAAAGCCGTCATACGACAGAGAGACCCTCTTGCAAAGATGTATAGTTCATAGCAACTCTCTGATAAAAAAACAATATCTAGAACTCGTAAGACTTCCTAATGGAGAGTTTTTCGATAGTAGACTGCACGGACCAGCCAGTCAAGGGTTTATAGGCTGCACAGAAGACTATGATTTGTGGATAAGGCTATCCAAGGTATGCATGATAACACACGTCCCAGAGTGTTTGGCTAAAGCAAATGAGCATGGCAACAATCAATCACTTAAGATGACGGGAGAAATATTTCAAAAACACGCTCAAATTTTAGGTAGCAGATAATGAGTGGTAGGTTTACGACAAAAATAACAACAAGCAAGCACAAGTCATATAATAATATGTCGCAAACCACAATTGCGATACTTGGTGCTGGAGTGGGCTCAAGGATTAAGTCCCACGAACCAAGAAGTCTGATAAAAATAGGAAACAAAACATTAATAGAACATCAGTTATGCGCCATAAAACAATCATTTGATAATCCTGAAGTGATAGCGGTGGTTGGATGTAAGGCTGAAAAAGTAATAAAGAAAATGAGGGGCGAGGTCAGAATAGTAGAAAATCAAATACATGAAACAACAAACGCTTCAGAAAGCATCAGACTGGCATTCAACAACAGTTCTAAGACTAATTTTCTTTTCATGCATGGCGACTTATATTTTAACGCTTCCACATTGAAGAATGTTGACTATGGGAAATCTTTTGTTATAATTGATAACAGAAATATGATCTCTGACAAAGAAGTGGGACTGACCATTTACAACAACACAGCAACAATCTTCTCTTACGGACTGCAAACAAAGTGGTGCCAGATAGCATATTTTACCGGTAAAGAGCTAAAGATGCTAAAAAATATATTTAACAAGTTTGATCAAACCCATAAGAAAATGTTGTCATTTGAAATATTAAACAAGATGATATCTATGGGTGCAAACTTTAAGTGCTACGAACCCAAAGACATGTCTATACTTGAAATAGACCGAATAAAGGATTTAAACGTATGAAAGTAATGATAGCTAGCGATGGAACACACGCGCACTTTTTTCAAAGAGCTGCTTGGAAACACGCTTTCAATGCCTGCGGCATAGAGGCGGAACTCTGGGATTGTAAACAGGTTTCCGCTTTTGATGCGTTTGATACATTTGAGCCAGATATTTTTATGGGTCAATCGTATAATTTAGACGATGCTACAATAAAATGCATAAAAGAAAGACCTCATCTTAAAGTTGGCTTAAGGGCTGGTGACTGGGGAGATCACGAATCCTCAGTAGACAAGCAAAAGTACAACATTCTGTTTTGCTCCGAACAAGAAAAACAGATGCTGAAAAAACTAAAGGATGAAACAGGTAAGCCTGATTTTGTTCATATACATTACAGCCAAAAAGATATCTCTAAAACGCACAATCATTATGAGTCAATAGGTATTAAGCCTGTATCTTTAATGATGTGTGCAGATACAATCATGTACGGCGGAGCAAAGGTTGACGAAAAGCTAAAATGCGATATTGGATTTGTTGGGGGATATTGGCCACACAAGGGATTGATTATAGACAAGTATTTATTCCCGCTTCTACATCCGGTGGGTAAATACAGAGTTAAAATATTTGGAAATCAACCTTGGAAGGTAAACCAATACTGCGGTGCTATCGGTGATCTCGATGTTAAAAACCTTTTTGTGTCTGCAAAAATATGTCCAAATCTAAGTGAGCCACATGCTCATGAATTTGGAATAGATGTAAACGAAAGAATATTTAAGATCTTATACTCAGGCGGCTTTTGCGTTTCTGACAATGTTGAAGCATACAAGATGTTTAGAGACGGTGTTGTGCTGGCAGATTCGCCAGAAGATTTTGAGCAAAAAATAAACCACTATCTTGAAGCACCTGAAGAAAGGGCCGCCATTGCAAAAAGAGGTCGTGAATACGTGAAAGCAAATCACACAGGATTCCATAGGTGCGCTACAATACTAGAAGAATGTGGATTTAAAAACCTATCTAAACAAGTTGTTAAAGTAGCAGGAACCATCGCATGACAAAACAAAAAGTATTGGTAACAGGGGCAAACGGTTTTCTTGGGAAGTCGGTCTGTCGTCAAATCGCAAAGGATAAAAACTACAAGGTAATTCCGCTGTCGGGAAAAGCCGAATGGGATCTAACCAAACAAAAGTATGTTGACTATGCCTTAACAGAATTTAGTCCGGATATAGTAGTCCATCTCGCAGCAACCTGCGGGGGAATAGGTGCTAACAGAGAGAATCCCGGACTATACATGTATGACAATCTGTCTATGGGTATGAATTTAATAGAGTCTTGCAGAAAATATGGCAGACTCAAAAAGTTTGTGATGGTGGGAACTGTCTGCGCATATCCTAAATTTACTCCAGTGCCATTTAAAGAAGACGACATATGGAACGGCTATCCAGAAGAAACTAACGCTCCTTACGGGATTGCTAAAAAAACTTTGATGGAGCTGCTTATAGCTTACAATAAACAGTATAATTTTAACTGTACTAACTTGATACCAGTAAATATGTATGGCCCGAACGATAATTTTGATCCGGGAAAAAGCCATGTTATTCCGGCACTCATACTAAAGTTTGCAAAAGCTATAAGAAACAAGGAATCGACCGTAGAATTGTGGGGAACCGGATCAGCTAGTCGAGAGTTTCTTTATGTAGATGATTGTGCGTCTGCCATTTCACAGAGCTTGGAAAAAGACACCACGCCATATCCAATAAACATTGGAACATGCAGCGAGATAACAATCAAAAAACTTGCAGAAACTTTAGCTGACATTATGGGTTACGAAGGCAGTGTAACATTTAATTCCGACTATCCAGACGGCCAGCCCAGAAGATGTCTAGATACAAGCAGGGCTTACAAGGTGCTTGGCTTCAATGCCAAAACAGAACTATCTAAAGGGTTAAAGGAAACAGTGATCTGGTTCTACAAAAACGAAGGAAAATTTGTTGATTACTTCAATAATATTCAGTAAGGATAGAGCGTTGCAGCTCGACCTAACTTTAAAAACAATCAAGCAAAACTTCGGGCTTTGCACTAGTGTAGTGGTTCTATATGAAACTTCAGAAAAACAATACGAAGATTCCTACGTCACTGTCAAGGAAGAGCACCCCAATGTTTATTTTTACAAGCAGTCACATTCTATATTTTTTGATATACTCTCAATTATTAAAAATGCAAACTCTAATTATATATGTTTCTTTACTGATGACAATATAGTTTATCGCAATGTGGATATTTCTGAAGATGCTCTTAATCAAGTTTTTAATCTGGTTGATGAGTCTGGGCAGCGTGTTGGTTGTGCGTGCCTGTCTCTTAGACTAGGGTTAAATACAACAAAAAGAGATATTGGCAACGGGCTGGTAGATGACTTAATACCCAAGCTTTTTTCTTTGCCTCCATTTTTTCTCTGGGGATTTACTAGCCTTCCTCCCGGAGGTTACTGGTCATATCCCTTGTCTGTTGATGGACACATATTTAGTAAAGAAAAGATTCTAGCATTTTGTGTAGAGCTTGAAATTTTAAATAAATACTACCAGTGCAAATATCAAGCATCTAAAGAAAAGTTGCACTGGAGACAAACCCCAAACGAGTTTGAGTCGAAATTGCAGAGATTTTATTTTGATATGCCCAACGCTATGGCAACGTTAGAAAATAGCTGTGTTGTAAATAGCCCCAACAACAAAGTACAGAATCAAATGCCAAATAAATTTGGAAACGACTTTAGCTACACTGCGCAAGACCTTAACAGTCATTACAAATCAGGGAAAAGGCTAAATGTTAATAATATTAATTTTGATAATATTGTTTGTCCACATCAGGAAATAGACATAATAAAGGGATTGCAATGATAGATCCAAAAGAATTTGTGAGAGGAGAACATCTTCCCTACACATGCGACATGATAGCGGGAACTGAGGAACGACTCCCTTACTTGGAGCGGCTTGAGGTTCCCGACAAAAAGTATGTTAGTATCTATGCTAAAACAGAAAACGTTTGTGCTGCTCATGATATTATCAGAAATAATCCCGATAAGCTATTCACACTTGTTACGCACAACAGTGATATGTCTATAGATCCTTGCACTATGCCAGACAATATACATAGATGGTTTGCCATGAATAGAAATACTACTCAAGGCAAGATTCACTCAATTCCTATAGGGCTAGAAAACGAGCACTGGTTTCCCTATAAACAGGGGGTGATGCTAGATACGTATCGTGATGCTCTTCACCTTGGTCAACGACCACGCACGATCAAAGCGTTTGCGCAGTTTAATTCCGGTACGCATTCAGAAAGAATTTACGCTCTAAACAATTTAGACGCTAGTGTTTATGATTTGTATACGGGACATAATGGCGACCGCGACCAACATGAATTGTTTTGCAGAAACCTGTTAAATTACGCCTTCTGCTTGTGCCCAAGAGGTAATGGAATTGACACACACAGACTATGGGAGTCGTTGTACATGGGCTGCATTCCAATATGCAAAAACTACCCAGCTCACCGGTTTGACGAACCTCTACCAATTTTATTTGTGGAGGACTGGGACGAAATAACAATAGAGCTTCTTGAGCACACGTATAAAAATATCGACAGGTCTTTGTTTGATTCTAATCTTCTAAAAATGTCTTACTGGAGCAAAAGAATTAACAATGAATTATGATTTAGTAGTATTGTGTCACCCTAAAGATTATGTTAAGCTTGAATTTTGCATAAACTCTTGTCTTAGGTTTTCTAACCCTAAACCAGATGATATATACATAGTATCGCCAGACGAAATTCGTTCAGAACATATAGTTCACATATATGATGATGACGCAATTCAAATAAAAAAAGAAAACATAAAATACCGAAGACCAAATTGGATATATCAACAATTTATCAAGCTATGTCAAGACTTTACAAAAAATGATCATTATCTTTGTGTGGATAGTGACTTGATATTCAACAGAGACTTTGACTTGTTTGATGATGAAAAAGTAAAGTTCTTTATTAGCGATAGAGACCAAAAACATGATCCGTATTTTAGCTTCATGAAAATGGCCTACAACCTAGAAAGGCAAGTAGATTTTACTTTTATCAATGACTTTATGATGTTTGACAAGTCAATTTGCAGAGAAATAGTTCCAAATATTAATGATTTTTTACAACTCTGCAACGATAATGTATCGGATGACTGCTTGCTTTCAGAGTTTGAATTGTATGGAAACTACGTAACAAAACATCACCCTGAACTATACACCAAGCAGAAAACCAAAACGCAAACCAATGGCAGGTTTGCACACATCCCTTGGTGTAAAGAAGAGATAGATGAATTATCGGCAGAAAATGCGGATAAGGATATCGACTTATTCACAATTCATAGCTGGACATAACAATGATAGTAAATACCTTTATATCTGACGGCGGCCCGATCCCCGAATACACAAAGGTGTCTTTACGTCAAGCACGCCATACAAACCCAGATACAGATATTAGCTTTATATCTGCGGACAATCAAGACATATTTGATGAGCTGAATATAAAATGGGTTCCGCAGGGGTCTATAGATAGCGAGCTATTGAGAGAATTTAATGAGTGCTGCTGGTTCAAGAGACATGGCACACCTCAAACAACCTATCCAAGCCCAGAACTTTTTTGGCATCGCACAGCAGAAAGAATATACTACTTAGAGGCATACATATCTCAAAACGATCTGAAAAACGTTTTTCATTTTGAAAATGATGTGCTTATTTATGGCGACTTGTCAACTGTCCCTGTTTCTGGGAAAATTGCTATGATGCTACCGATGTCTCGCAATAAATCCACCTTTGCATTTACCCACATACCAAGTCCCCAACACCTACATAAAGTGTGCAAGTATTTTAACAAGCTGATGTCTACATACGGAGAACAAACATTATCACAACACCTTCGCGACCATGTTAGCGAGATGTCTCTTTTGCACATGGCGTTTAGAGAATGGCTTGTGGCTGGCTTCCCTATACTGCCAACACAGAGCAGTGAAATGGTTTTTGACCCCGGATCTTATGGTCAGTTCCTTGGCGGTACAAATAATGGACACTCAAAAGGCTTTACAGATCCCGAGCACTTTATAGGAGAGCTTATTAATGATGGTGATTTAAATGTGGAGTTCAATGACGAACCATCGGTTAATGGTGTAAAGATATTCAATCTACATATCCACAGTAAAAATTTAAAAGAATTCGCTAGTTACGAAAAGGTAAAATGAAAACTGTAATAGAACTACTGGACGGAAAATGGGAATATGACTACTTCAACCGTATAGCCCAACATGTTAACGTGAGGGATGACCTAGATATTGTTTTTATGAAGTGGGATCAAGAAATTCCAAAGACTAAAAACAAGTGTATACTTTTTGTTACGTCAGACGAACATCACAAATATCACGAGAAGTTTACCAATCACCCAGATGTGCTATTAACCTTTAGAAATTATTTGCCAGAACAACAACATCCAAAGGTAAAAGCTTTGCCCCTCGGATATCTTCAGGGATTTCAGCACCCTCCTGTAGATTTCGATGACAGGGAGTACATGTATAGCTTTAGTGGTACACTACCAGAGCCGCCATGCGAGGCTACAAGACATGCCTTAAAATTTTCGTTAGACAAACTGGCCCCCGACAAACATCAGAAGTTTGTTTTATTTTACAAAGGTTGGGCAAAAGGGTTAAGTATTCCAGAGTATGCTAGGATAATGCATAATAGTAAAGTTGCGATGTGTCCAAATGGCTACACTAGCAGCGAGACGTTTAGATATTTTGAAGCCGCGAAAGCCGGATGCGTAATAATTAGCGAACCCAAGCCGGATGTTTGGTTTTATGAAGACGCTCCACACATCGAAATAAAAGACTGGCTTCAATTGCCAAGTATATTGCCAGACATCCTACAGGATGAAAGTCTACTTCGGCACCATCACAACCTAACAAAAAAATGGTGGAACGAAAAATGTTCACCTGAAGCCGTAGGTAAATACATAACAAAAGAGTTAAATAAAATAGGACAATATTAATGAGAATCAGGTTTGAAAATTTCTGGGGAGGTTTTCCAGTCTACGACAACATTGTTACAGTTGCTTTGAAAATGAGGCATAATGTCGAGGTTGTTAGCGGTGCCGCAGATATAGTGGTTCATCAGGGGCGGAGATCGCATAAAGATGATAATGCAATAACCATATCTTGGTTTATTGAATCTATGAATAGGACTGGCGAGCCGGACTACAATAATTGTGACTACTCGTTTAATAGCTGTAATCTAGATGATGACAGGAACTACAGAATACCATTCTGGGCAACACAAATTAACTGGAACAACGCCTCTGTTCATGACATAAATCGTGGGCCAACCTACTATGTCTCTGCCGGAAAACTTGATCGTCGAGAGATAACACATCGAGATAGATGGTGCTGTTCTGTCGCTTCAGGAACGCTTGGTAAACGAGCTGAGTTTTACCCGCTAATCTCTGAAAAGATACCCATTACTCATGGTGGAGACTTTCTTAGAAATACAACAGAGATGTTAAAGAAGCCGGGGAACAGTGACTATCTAGAAAAGATAGAATTTTTGTCAAAGTTTAAATCCAATCTTTGTTTTGAGAACGACGACAGAGACGGCTATGTTTGCGAAAAAATACTACACGCTTTTTATGCCGGATGTCTTCCGATATATTGGGGGCCAAAAAATGTAGGAGAAGATTTTAATAAAAACGCTTTTATTGATGTGGGAGACTTTGAGTCAGATGAAGAAGCGATTGATTATATAAGAGAGGTCTTAACCGACGAGTCAAAGTTACTAACGTATCTACGAGAACCAGTATTTGAAAACAATAAAATACCACATCACGCAACCCCTAAAGCGTTGTCAGAGTTTTTTGATAAGGTAGGATTATAATGAGAGAACTACATAGAGTAAAGCCCGGAGACGTTTGTGCTGAGGTTGGTGTATGGAAGGGCGAGTTTTCAGAACATATACTGGATCGGCAACCTTCAAAACTACACCTTATAGACCCTTGGCTTCATCAGGATTTTCCAGTAGATGACCCGAACGAATTAAGAATCTATTGTTGTGGTCAAGACGAAATGGACAAAATATATAACGATGTTGTCCATAAGTTTGCCGAAAATAAAACAGTTGAGATACACAGAGAGTTTTCCGTGAAAACAAGCTTTCCAGAAAAATACTTTGACTGGGTATACATAGACGGAAACCACAGCTATGAAAATGTTCTAGAGGATTTATACCACTATTTACCATTTATGAAGTCTGGGGGACTTCTTTGTGGCGATGATTATGGTAGTAACGACAGCGACCCATACTCTAATGGTGGACCAGAAAGGGCGGTTAGGGAATTTACAGAACAAACAGGACTAGAGGCAGAGATAGATCTGCACGGATCACAATTTTGCATAAGGGTACAATAATGGCTGGAGAGTTTTCTTACAACGGAAACAAATATTTCTTTCTGCACATACCAAAAACCGGCGGTAAAATGTGGGAGCATCTTTTTGGTCCCGTGGGATTAACTTCTGGTCATGGGTTTGTGGATTCTAAACCAGAAGGCTACTCTTTTACAGTAGTAAGAAATCCCTTTGATAGATTAGTAAGTTGTTTTTGCTATCTTAAAGCCGGAGGCTGCTGGTCTGGGGATGCCAACGACGCCGCAAAATACGAAATAACACACAGCAGCTTTTCAGATTGGGTTAAATTAGCCAGCACAAACCCAGAACACTATCTCGAACAACAGCACGTTATGCCCATGATTCGCAGAATAGGCAAGAGGGAGAACTTCGATCATATTGGTCTTTTTGAAAATCTAGAAAAAGAGACTAGAAAGCTATATGCAATTATACATAATCAAAATCTTGAAGAACTAGAGCAAATCGCTAATAAGATTGAGGTTCCCATAATAAACAAAAGCAAGCATAAGAGCTTTGAAAAATATTATACACCAGAAACCAAAGAAATAGTGGCAGAGCTGTATAAAGAGGATATAATACTATATGAGGAGATACTAAATGCACAAGATATATAAAGACAATAAGCTCTATCACTGCTATTTTAACGCAGACGAATATCCGGAAGGGAGATTTGACGCAACTGATGCGGGTGAGTATTTGCAGTGTGCCATTATAAACATGGATGATGGGAAACAGTTTGATCCGCACGTCCACATACCTTGCGAAAGAACCACCGATACAACTCAAGAGGCGTGGGTTGTACTTAAAGGAAAGATTAAGATTACCTATTATGACGAAGATAAAAATCAAATGGATGAACCAGCGATAGTCTCTGCTGGTGGTTGTACGATAAGCTTTTGGGGTGGGCACAAATACGAGTGCCTAGAAGACGATACTGTAGTGTATGAGTTTAAGACTGGCCCATATTTCGGAAAAGATGCGGACAAGGTG